CACCTATTCTAGATGAGTTATCACTCAAATCCGAAGAGATCACACCTATTCTAGATGAGTTATCACTCAAATCCGAAGAGATCACACCTATTCTAGATGAGTTATCACTCAAATCCGAAGAGATCACGCCTATTCTAGATGAGTTATCACTCAAATCCGAAGAGATCACGCCTATTCTAGATGAGTTATCACTCAAATCTGAAGAGATCACACCTATTCTAGATGAGTTATCACTCAAATCCGAAGAGATCACACCTATTCTAGATGAGTTATCACTCAAATCCGAAGAGATCACACCTATTCTAGATGAGTTATCACTCAAATCCGAAGATATCACACCTATTCTAGATGAGTTATCACTCAAATCCGAAGAGATCACACCTATTCTAGATGAGTTATCACTCAAATCCGAAGAGATCACACCTATTCTAGATGAGTTATCACTCAAATCCGAGGAGATCACACCTATTCTAGATGAGTTATCACTCAAATCCGAGGAGATCACACCTATTCTAGATGAGTTATCACTCAAATCCGAGGAGATCACACCTATTCTAGATGAGTTATCACTCAAATCCGAGGAGATGACACTTAAATTAGCTTCTATTACGGATATGTTTGATTCAAGTTCTGAATATTTAACCAAACCAGTTAAATTTGAACCATCTCCTATAAAAGTTATAGCCGTAACATTCCCATTTACTATAACGTTTGATGCGGCATTCATTGATGTAATTTCATTGTATAGATTGAGAGTTTGTGTTGGATTTATGCTACCGGAACCATATATAGACACGGTACCGAGTGTCAATTTACTCGCAAATATATTACCTTTAACACTTAGTACATTTGAATCGTTTATGTCAATTGAAACTTTGTCACCTATATCTAAGGTGTGTATAGGATTTGCATTAGCTATACCCACATTTGATTCAGTGATTAAAGATGTATTACTATTTGTAAATTGAACTGTATTTGATGTCACATTACCATTATCGGTTACAGATTGTAAATCTGTGACTATCCCAGATAAATTGGAACCATCACCCACAAAATAACTCGCATACACATTTCCATTAACTACCAAATTCGAACCCACCTCTAAACCAGTAATTGGGTTATTCAAGTAAAGTGTTTGGGTGGTTACATTTCCATTAAGTGCAATTTGTTCTAAATTACTCGCTATATTGGACAAGAAACCACCGTCACCAATAAAACTTGTTGCGGTCACATTCCCACCAACTAATACATTGTTAGATACATCCAACCCGGTAATGTCTTGTTGGAGATAAATTGTTTCGGACGTGACATTTCCATTCAAAGCAATTTGTTGTAAATTACTGGCTATGTTTGACAAAAGGCCACCATCACCAATAAAACTTGATGCGGTCACATTCCCACCAACTAATACATTGTTAGATACATCCAACCCGGTAATGTCTTGTTGGAGATAAATTGTTTCGGACGTGACATTTCCATTCAAAGCAATTTGATGTAAATTACTGGCTATGTTTGACAAGAAACCACCGTCACCAATAAAACTTGATGCGGTCACATTCCCACCAACTAATACATTGTTAGATACGTCCAAACCAGTAATGTCTTGCTGAAGATAAATTGTTTCAGACGTGACGTTTCCATTTAGTGAAATTTGTTGTAGATTACTCGCGATATTAGATAAGAACCCACCGTCACCCCTAAATGTATCCGCGGTGACATCACCATACACGTGTACGTTGATTGCATTCGATGTATCAGGTGTGAGTTCAGAATCATCTGGAGAACTGAGAGTGTGACTGATGATGAATTCATTGCTCGCACCCCTGTAACCAAAGGCGACGTTAGAGTCTCCTTGATACACAAGTATTACACCCGTGTCCAACGAAGAGGTCGTGTTGTTCGCGCCGAGTGCTAATATTGGATCTTCAACGAGTAAATTTTGTGTGGAGAGATACGTCGTGTTGCCACGAACTTCTAGATTTCCGTAAAAAAGTGTATCACCAGAAACAGTGAGACCACCCGTGAATGTCGCGTCGTCCCCGTAAAAGTCTACACCTGTGATGTCATCATCCGCGAGTATCTCGCCCGCGACGTGTAACATTTTTTGGGGTGTGGGTGTGTTTATACCAACGTTACCCGATGTCACAAGAGCTAATGTGTTAGAAAGAGTTATTGTTCTATCACTCGAATTACCATATTCAGTCACGTGTTGAAGGCTAATGTTTGAAATCGCACCACCGTCACCCGTTATGATTCCAGTAAACACTGGATTGTGTATGTTTGATTTAAGGGCTATTTCGTTTCGCAGTGTGATAGTATTTGCGGCCATCTCACCCCTCAAAATGTTTGCATTTGATTGCAAATCACTTCGGAGTGACAATGTATTCGCGGCCATCTCATTTCTTATGGTAACTGTATTCGCGGCCATTTCACCTCTCAAAATATTCACATTAGACGCGAGGTCTGCTCTCAAAGTGACAGTGTTTGCGGCCATCTCACCCCTCAAAATATTAGCATTAGACGCGAGGTCTGCTCTCAAAGTGACGGTGTTTGCAGCCATTTCGCCTCTCAAAATATTCGCATTAGAAGTGAGGTCTGCTCTCAAAGTCACTGTATTTGCAGCCATTTCGCCTCTCAAAATATTCGCATTAGACGTAAGATCTGCTCTCAAAGTGACGGTGTTTGCAGCCATTTCATCTCTCAAGATGTTTGCATTAGATGTGAGGTCCGCTCTCAAAGTCACAGTGTTTGCAGCCATTTCATCTCTTAAAACGTTTGCATTCGATAGAATGTCCGCTCTAAGTGTTACCGTGTTTGCAGCCATTTCATCTCTTAAAACGTTTGCATTCGATAGAATGTCCGCTCTAAGTGTTACCGTGTTTGCAGCCATTTCATTTCGTATAACAACAAGATTTGCACTTAAATCTGAAAATTTAACTACGTTTGAAATGAATGTACCGTCACCTACAAAACTGTTTGCGTCTATGTCACCATAAACATGCATTTGTATGAGGTTTGAGCTATCAATAGTAATGTATCGATCAGATGCAGAGTTTTGTGTGTAGCCAATCACATATTCATTGCTCGATTCAATGAAAGCCGCCGCCACATTTGAACCGGGTCTAGACATAACCAAACCCAAATCGAATGTAAAATCACTGTCCGTGTTATTTTCGCCGATTTCTATGATGGCATCCCTTACTCTTAAATTTTCAGATGAAATCATCGTGGTTTCTCCAAGCACGGTAAGATTTCCAGAAATATATGCATCCCCACCTACGGAAAGTTCATGTTGTGGATTTGAATTGGCTATACCCACATTTGATGAAGTCACAAAACTTGTCGTCGTGTTATTAAATTCGACGGTTTCAGTCGTAGTGTTTCCAGTTTCGGTGACTCCCTGTAAGTCTTGTGGTTCTACAGTTTTTCCAGAATCTATGATTTCATTAGTAAGTATATCATAACATAGTGCATTTGAAGCAAATGTATTATCTACTCTTATTGGTGCAATATACAAACCTTCTTGTGATGCCTGAATAACATTAGAGGAAGCGTTAATTATTATGGTGTTTACAGCTTGTTCATCTGGAACATGCTTACCTATCCTGACCCTCTCAGATCTATCGATAGTATTGAGGTTTTTCACCATTTATATTAGAAGTCATTTTATTTCTGTCCACCCAGATTTCTTGTATACACACAGTGCGTCATTTTCTGTGTCGTATACCATTAGACCCGGCACCGGATTTTTTATATTTTCAATGTCTTCGCGACACATGCGTGGTGGTAAAAAGCCACTTGTTTTTGATTCTAATGTAAGAATTGAAGACATTTCACTCTTATTTGTACCTAAAGCGAGTTTACCATTTCCATCCAGTGTCATTCTGGCATCCATTTTTCCATCAATACCCCTTGTTCTAAAAACGATCCCACCGGGGTTACCCGCTGTTGTACCATTGTTCGCTTTTGTGTAAACATTTAGTTCTGCGAGAGATCCCATGGATATCGACTTTATTTCACCCAAACGAGATGTGACTTGCGAAACACCCTGTGTGACTATTTTATTAGCTGTGATGTCATTCCTTATTACGAGTGGTACTTCCGAATCATTTTGGCATGATAATATATGTGTGAGACCAACATTTGAAATTAAACACCCGTCGCCTTCAAGTGGTGCATTTTCTAAAACTGAAAGTCTTGTTCTAATGTTTGGTAAATCAATTGTTTTTTCAATTGATTCTTCACATAAACTCACGCGATGTTCAAGAGGATTAAAACGTTCAAGTTGACCATATACATGTTTGAATTTTGTAAGAGTTTGCTTTATTTCATCTATTTCAGATAATTTACCTATTTTGTTTTCTATCTGTTTTATTTTAGTTTCATTTGATTGTGCGATAGGTAAAACACACTTTGTTTCGTGAATTATAGGTATTTGTTCATTTATAGAATTTATTTGTTTTTTAATGGTGTCTAATTCTGGTAGAGTTTGAACTTCCTTTCTAAGATCGGATATCTTAGATTCACAATCTTTTATTCTTGGTATCTGGTTTTCAACATGCATGAGTTTTGGTTCTACATTAGATATTCTAGACGTGAGAGTTGTGAGTGTTGTTTCTATTGGTTCGAAGCGCGTGACCTGTTTGTCCAGTTCGGTTTTTGTTTTCTTAATAGCTTCATCCAATTTTGTTTTGGCCTTTTCGAGAGGTTGAAAACGTGGGATTTGTTTTTCTAGATAAGAGACTATAGAATTTGTTTTTTCCAAGTCTGACACCATGGATACACCCGTGAGTTTAGTTCCATCCCCATAGAATGCAGATGCTATCACGTTTCCATCGGAATTTATATTGCCCTTGCTATGTATTCTGTTGTTTATGTATATGGACCGACCGCATTTAACATCCTTATCGACATGCATTTCACTAAATGTCGGAGAATATCCACTAAAATCTGTGATTTGAGACACTGTGATGTTAGACAAGAGGCCCCCATCCGCTTTTAATTCGCCCACGACATGTAAATTTTCAACCACATCCCCTATGTCAATATTTAAATCGTATTGAACGTTAGATAGAAGTCCTCCATCACCTATAAATTGTGTAGCCTCTACGGCACCACTAAACTTTGTATTTTCATTCACACACAATTTACCCGTTGACTTATCATTCAAGATTGTCATACCATGCATGTCTAATCCAACGTTTTCCTTGTTAGAACACCCTTCACCAATTTGTAACACCGATGTGTACACGCGTTCTTCATTCAATATTTTCATGTTCAATGCTTCAAAGTTTTTAACCTGTAAGTCATCTATTTTCAATTGTTTACCGCCGATGTCTATGACTTCATTCGTGATCGAATCATACGCAAGTAAGTTGGATGCACTCGCATTACGTATTGGACTTATGTATAATCCGCTGTGTTTTATATCACGAATCTTTTTGTCTGATGCGTTAAACACAATGGAGTTTTTAGGCTGCTCGGAATCTGTGAGTCTACCGAGACGAACCATGTCAGTAGGCTGGTTTATACCCGAATTCTTTACCATTTAATATACAATCGTATTTTAATTCGCGTATACCAAACCAGCCATACCATTTTCAACTCTCAAAATATTATAGTTTACCGCATAAATTGGATCTGTTATTTTCATTTTTTCGCTCATGATCTTTGCTGAATCCAAACGACTAAAATTTAACGTACCTGTGGGCTGTAAAGAACTTGTAAGTATGCAGAAACAATATAAAAAGAAATCCGGTGACGTCACATAATTTGTGTGATAATACGCCATAGCATCTATATAATGTGTTCTAGCCCATTTATAATTACCTATATCTAAACCATTTATGTTTAATTTTACCTTATTGGAACTTGAAGTAAGTGCCCCGTTAGACGTAGTATCCGCGCACGCCAGGTACTTTACTGGGTGATTAAATGTAAGATCCTGTATATTTTCACCAGATGGGATATTCTTTTGAACCTGTGTGATTAACATCTCTTGGTTTCTGGACACTATGTTACCTCTCTCTTCGTTATCTAAATAGTAGTAATTTGCATACACTTCATAATTATAATTCCCAACATTTTGTCCCCAATAAAATCTTAATTCTACTTCGTGGTAATGCAACGCTATCAAAGGGAGTGCCGATTGTGGCCCTTCACAGAAAAAGAATCTCAATGGGTAAAAATAAGATTTTGAATTAATACCTGGATGTGGTCCGTTTGAACTCTTTGATACATTTTGTGCAAATGTATCGATGGCTATCTTTTCTGTAAACACCGAATCTTGTGAATCAATTAAATGTCCACCTATGTATAGTTCTACCTTATCTATGATCTGCGTCCAGTCAGTTGGGTCAATTGACTCTGTTCCATCGTCGACTGCGATGTATACATATCCAAGTAAATCACCCGTTTTTTCAAATTTTATGGATGTCATGGAACCATTTGTCACGTTTCCGCGCATCATCTGTTTTTCGATGGATTGCGAAAAATTCGAATGTCGTTTAAATGTCGATGAGAAGAATGATATCTCTGGCTCACCCATGATGTGTTTATCTTGGGCGCCGACTGCTATGAGTTGCACGACTCCCGTCGACATTTATAATATAACGAAAGGTAAAAAATACACCTACCTAGCGCCCTGATTCAATGAAGGGCAAATTTTTGTTCTTACACGCAAATTTAAAAATCAAAAAGTTATCCGAACCATCCGTGATGGTAGATCCATTTTCATCTCTCAATGTGCACGTAAGCCTATCAACTTTTCTAATTGGAGTCATGTATTGAGTCTCCACATCGTAATCATCTCTAAATATTATTGGATTGGATCCAGCCTGAATGACGGTTCCGAATCCCCTGTTAAGATTTGTCATAGTTGACTGACCTCCGTAAGTATTAGAGGTTCTCTGTGAATAATTTGTGTTCAATTCATCTACCGAAACATGACACACGTTAGATCCCACTGCATCAATTCGAGCAGCTATGAGTTTCGCTTGAACTATGTTTTCGAGTGGTTGTGTGAGATGAACAGTGAATGTATTTTTGCTATCTTGACCGATGGTATCGACCGTGATAGTGTGATATTCAAAATCAAAATCGGGTAAAGCTGTGCGGGTGACGTTCACCTTACTCATTTACAGTAAGCCTAGATTAAAGATCCGCCTATTCCACCGACAATCTTCGCGTCCGCGCTCTTCTTCACAAATGCTTGGTCACCACAGATACCACCTGGAGTCAAAGACTTAGTGTAGTACGCAGATTCTGGAGATCCTGGGACACATTCAATCTTGTGTTCCAAATCAAAGATGGAAGTAGGAGTGTCATCCCCCATACGAATATTGATAGGTCTGGGCTGGTAATAGCTTCTGGCTCTTGGAGACAACGCCATCATCACAGACAACAGACAGAACACGATGACAATAGCAGTGAGTGTGTTTCGGTTTGCGGCGTTAAGGTTGAGCTTCATTTATTATGTACTAGATATTTTTTATATAAAGTGCGTTAAAGAAATTGAATTAGTTTCAAAGTACAGAGTAATGGATGGAGAGATAGTACTCGACAGAAGTCACGGAAATGTCATGAAACTTGATGATAACGAACAGGCCATCATGGATGAGATTGAGATAGAGATCCCTAGACCGCGTTCTTCTAGACACGTCCCAAAACCAGCTGTCTATAAACCACCAAGTAGACCACCAATGGAATCTGCTGTTCAGGAAGACATAGATGCGTTTGCGAACCCAACTAAACAAGCGGCGCCGCCACCACCGCCACAAGACGAACCAGTAGATTATGGAGATTACGAGGAAGAATACGAACAGCAGGAGTACATGCAAGGAGACTACACGATCCAACAAGAAGAGAGGCCTTCTCCTGGATACAAGTCTATAGACGAAGAAAAGGCGGATTTGGTAAACAAATTGGGTCGCCTTGAGAAACGTGGTTTCACCGTTAACAAGCGACTTAATGTATATTCTAATGTAGATGATTTACGTACGGAAGTTAAGAGAATTACCTATAGTATAGACGTTGAAAAGTCTATAAAGTTTAGTAGACGTATGCTTATCGCGTGTTGCACGGGTCTCGAGTTTTTGAACAAAAAGTATAATCCATTCGAGATCCAACTCGATGGTTGGTCGGAAAACGTCATGGAAAACGTAGATGACTACGATGAAGTTTTCGAAGAACTGTATGTGAAATACAGAACCAAGATGACTGTGGCTCCAGAAATCAAGCTCATCATGATGCTTGGTGGTTCTGCCATGATGTTCCACTTGACAAACAGTATGTTCAAGTCGGTCATGCCTAATATGAATGACATTCTCAAGCAAAATCCGGGTTTAGTTCAGAACATGGTAGATGCAGTGAAAAATACGACTCCACGTGGTGCAGCCGAACCATCATCTTCTTCGGGTGAAAGTGGACGCTACGAAATGAAGGGACCCGGTGTGGATATATCCAGCTTGATGGGTAACATCATGATGCCACCGGTTCCACCCATGTCTACTACGCCACCGCAACCAATTCCAAGCGTTGACCCAGACGACGATGACGACGCCATTTCTGACATAGTCGATGCCCCAGAGGATGACGAAGATGAGAGTGATGTCAAAGAAGTCAAGGTGTCTACAACCACCAAGGGTAAACGTGGGCGTAAGAAGAAGTCTGTCGAAATAAATTTGTAAGCGTACAGTATAAATGATAGGGTATTGTCCCATCGAGGAAGAACCGCCAGTGCGCGTTCCTCAGATGCGTGCTCCATCTCAGAGAGCCCCAGCGAGGGGTTCTCGAATGGAAGACACGGAGACGAACTATGTGGTCTTATTCTTTATCGCGGGTGTTCTCGCACTCGCCGCTATGGATTCTATTAAAAAGTAAACAACAACCTTTTACCATTCACACAGCACGTGAATGGTAAAAAGAGAAATTTAAGCGTTTTCGAGTTCTTCGACTATCTCCCAGAGTTCATTGATGGATGAGACGGTGTATACCGTAATAATCTAATTTGGTACTTTCTTCGCTCTAATCACCCTTTTTAGTTTCCGCTGCAACCTTTTGTATGGATCACACGGCATTCTGTAATTACACTACAATTTTATCAAACACTGCCCTCGCGCGAAGTCACCCGGTTCTTCCTCTTTCACCTTCGGCATCTTGAATCCACCCTGTTTATACACGCGCAGACGTTTGTTATACATGGCGTGACACACCGACCACTGATCGAAGATGTCGTAAATGTTTGGGTTGTTCTTCTTTCCTTTGGTCTCACGCATGATTCTACCTATGGACTGGACGATATCCGATTTAGGGGTCGCGAGAATCACCGTGTCGAGCGTCGGTATATCGAGTCCCTCGTGTGCCTGACTAAACGTTGCGAATATGATCTGTTTCTTACTAGATTCCGTGAGTTCTGATTCTTTCATGCCACCCATGTAGAGTCCGGACGTTTTTGGAAAACACTGTTGAAGCATCATGCAGTGTTGACGTCGGTCACTCAACACGAGTAATTGTCTCGTACCCTTCGTGATACGTTTAATCAGGTCGACTAACATCTTGTTTCGGTCTCGGTTCTCTGAGAGTTCTGTGATCATCGTGGAGAGTGAGAGCTTCCCGAATCGTGTACACGGTGGAGGGTCTCTGAAACGGGGACACTCAAACTCAATTGGGAACACCTCCACGTCTTGTTGATTTTCCCGTTCCACCGCAAAAAATGTGGGACCCATGAACCAGTGAAGCACCTTCGTGAGTCCATCTTTCCTGTTTGGTGTCGCCGATAAACCGAATATGTGATTGGGACACATTTTAAACAGGGATTGACTAAACACCTTCGCGCATATGTGATGCGCTTCGTCTACTATGACTGTGCCTATGCTATCGAAATCACCGAACGAATATTCCTTGAGGGACAAAGACTGTAACATGGCGATGACGAAATCACACTCAACCTCTTTCTTGTTTTGTTGAACACGGCCAATGGTCGCACCCGGACAAAACTGTTTGATGCGTTCTTCCCATTGATTCGCGAGGAATTCCTTGTGTACGATGATCATGGTTCGGTACCCGAGTTTACACGCGATGGCTAATGAAACGGTGGTCTTCCCGAACCCGCACGGTAGGCTGAGGACCCCGTGACCTGCGTCAATAGCCGCAGCAAGTGCGGCGTTCTGATGGGTGGCGTCCCGGAGAGTTCCGTGGAATCTGGTATTAATTCGTGTAGGCACAGGTCGCTTATCCTCCGTTGGCTCTCCCAGTTTACTAGTTCCGTAGTATCTTGGAACGCAGATTCCGTTCTTAGTTGGTCTAAATACCTTGAAAGGGGGAGGAGGAAAGCCAAAATCATCATTGACGATGGCCCTTACCGTGAGCTCCTTTTTTATTTCTGGGGGTGGATTGTTTACGATGTATCCACTCCGTGTGAGCATTCTAATGTATTAAAGAGTAAAAACTTTAATAGACTAGAAACATGCCTGTTCTTAACGTGGAACAAAATATTGAAAAGTTGACGAATGAACTCGAAAAGTTGCATCAAGAAATTTATAGACTCCAAGGAAGTCTTCGTGTCTTCTTGGGATTCAAGGAAGCGGGTCTAGAGGAGATTGATGTCCCGGAGAAGGCGGTGGAGCAGACAGTTGACATAACTCAGGTGTCTGGATCTCCTTAATGACCCAAGCGTAGCCACTGTAGTTTGCGACGTTCCAAGCGCCACTAAAATTTGCTAATATTTTGACTTTGTCACCCTTAGCTAGAGATTGTACGGGTGTGTCACCCTCAACGGTACACATCACACGTCTGTATCTGAAAGGTATTTTTATCGTCAAAACGTTACCTTCAAGTGGGTTGTCCACATTTTGTTTATTCATGATAAATTTAGATTTACTGTCTTGAAGTCCGTGTATGTAATCGCGTGTTCTATCATTCACCATCACACGCATGTACTTTTTATCGTTATATTCGTACATGGGAGTGTATACCGTACCCTCTATTGGGATCATCCTTTTCTGGTATATATGGTTATTAGAATTAAAGCTATAAGTACGAATAACACGAGTGTTATTCTTATGGGTTGATGCGGTTTTCTAGTTCCAAATTCTTGGCTACAAAAAGATCGACCAACTTCTATGGCGGCTTCTATGCTTGAATATGGGGTGTTTCTATGGGACATCATACCACACAGAGCCACCTTTTTACTTTTACCAAAGAATGACACTTGTCCGTGAAGACTCAAAACACCAGAAGACTGTTCAAAATGCCATGCACCATCCTTCCACTCCGCACCCCACCCGATTCTTGAAGATGTAGGTGGTGGCAAATTGAGTTCACGTATGACTTCATCTTTTAATACTTGTGGCTCCATTTTCAATATTTCGTCTGTGAGGTCACATATCACGCACGACACGGTTTTACCGTCTGAAAGAACTACAGGCTGGAGTCTCAATTTTGTGTTCATACCTATGTGTAAATCTGACTCGAGTGTTACGGGTTCGTCGTAGTCGAGTAAGACGTTTATGGATCCGTATGTACTTGGTCCTATTTTACGTTTCGCATCTTCACCCCAATTATCTGATATGAGTTCGAGTGCTTTACTGTTGTCTACACACAAGACGAGTAATCCATCGTTTATAGTGACCCCGTCCATGAATTTAGCCTCGTATCCGTCTTCGAAGTACTCGACTGACTCGAGGTGTGTGTTAAACATGAATGTCGCACCTTTATCCAAGAGTGCCCGCTGCATCGCGTCGCTCATTACTTTTCCGGATACACGCTGTGTACACTGTTTAGACATACCCACGTGATCAAAGCTATTCACAAATTCGTATGCAGACATGGTTTCCCAACCTACACCATCCATCACGTATGTGAGTGTGCGTATCAAATTTTCACCAGATTCAGAGAGTCGTCCGAGTGCATCTTTAAGAGATATAGACCTGTATTTGTTTTGTCTAGCTAAAACACGTGCTGCGAGTGACACGAGCGATGCGTAATCCTGGATGTGAAGATTATTGAACAACACGCGATAAACGTCGGTGTCCACTGGTTGAAATACATCATCCCACTCTATGTCCATCTCCCTGAACAGACTACGCGTGTTTACGAATGCGTTATCAAACACGATTCTGTGTGCGTGCAAATCACGAGTCTCTGTTTCTGGTTCCCACCACGAACCACCCGCCGATGGTTTGCGGTCGTACACGATGACCTCGTGGTCCGTGGACCTGAGAAGTTCCCATGCGACAGACATGCCCGTGGGTCCGGCACCCACGATGTGGACTCGCATTTATAATAGGGTACCAAAAAAAATATACACATATTATAATGCAAGCTGGAAAGGAACTCAAAAAATTACAAAAGGTGAGGGACGCACAAAAAAAGAAAGTAGAAAAAAGTTATAAAAAATATGATAATAAACATGTGAAAGGTAGTAGACATACACCCGTTTATGAAAAAAAGTATGAAAATAATTACAATAAATTGAAAGAAATAAATAAAAAACTTAATAATAATGCGTCTAAAACATTAATGAAAGAAAAAGGCTTGTTGGGAAAAAATAAAGCACTATCACTTCTTAATGAAATAGAAAGAAAGGGAAAAAATATACCTAACATACCACAAAATATAAAAAATATCATAACCAATCAACTAAAAAGTAGACCAAAGATAAATGTGACTCGAGAATTAGTGTCAAATTTTAAAAAGTATCCATTCCATATTCAAAAGAAGATTGTAGATTTGTTGTATAAAACGAACGTTCCAGTCAAAAATATCATGAATTATGAAACACTCGAATACATAATGAACAGAATCGATTCAAACACGAACCGTATGATGTATAAACCAATTAAGCATTCAATAAAAATGAAACAATTTATGAATGAATACAAAAAATATTACAATTCTGGTAAAACTTATAAACAATTCGTAAATGTAACTTATAAATTAAATAACGCATTCAATTAGGCCGGAAGATACAACACGTTCCGCGTGAGTTGGTAAAACACGAGGAGTGACACGGTCAAGAGTGTTTGAAAGTCTAGGTATTCCATGGACATGATGAGTAGAAACACGTTGAGAATTACGTGCATGGGTATTGGTTTCTCCGGTCCATACTTCGCGTAGAATCCATACGTCGCCCCACCCGATAACAGAAGTGCGTTGACGGCCGTGGCGTACGATGGACGATACAAGAACCATGCGGTATACAGGAGTGAAACGTAAGATATGAATATAGATCGTCTACCGAGTTCTTTCATGCTATCGACGATGGCTAATGGTTTTTTCTCTATAAGTTTAGACTCCCAGTGTGGTCCTAGAATCAGGTATGAAATGTATAAAATTATGAAAATGTGCCACATTTTTACTGTACCGAAAGAAAAAAAAATATTTTTATTTTTAAAACTTTTTTCTTTTAAAAGAAAGTTTCAAAAAAAATATTTTTTTTTTCAAAATGTTTTTTCTAAAAAAATAAAAAATTATAAAAAAATTATTTTTATTTTCAAAACTTTTTTCTTTTAAAAGAAAGTGTAAAAAATAAAAAAAATATTTTTTGATTTTAATCAAATTTAAAGTTTTATGTCTAGGTATGTATAGATGAACCCAATTCTAGAGCAATTTGCAAAAACCTGTGTTCCGGGACACAAAGGACTGGTCGTCGGGAGCAGGGAAGATATGATTCAACGAACTTTGAAGCAGTCCGGGTTGCCAGCGACCGTTATTAAAAAGAGATGGGATCCAAATAAGATGACATACATCACCAAACAATACGATTCGGAAGGTAAACCAATCGGATTAAAGAATAAAATGTCTCCATAAATTAAGGATGCTGACATGTGCATCACTAAAATTAATACCGACGCGCGTTAAACAGAAACGTAATACGTGGAAGTTTGCCGCGGAATTCTTGTGGCGTAAGAATTTTGTAAAAAATCAGTCCGAACTGGGTGCGTGGACTCGAGATCAGTTAATAGAGCTCGGCCCGACCTTTGTAAAATTAGGCCAGATTGTATCAACGCGCGCAGATCTTTACCCTGTAGAGTTTACGCGGGAGCTCGAATCTTTACAGGATAATGTCC